GGTGGCGGACACGGGCGGCGTAAATATGTGTGTAACTTTGTTACTTAGTTAATTAAAGTTTGCTTTCGTTGACTTGAATCTTTTCGTCACACACCGACATTCGATTGTTGCTTACCATGTTGCGTTTGGTCTTTTTAATGCTATTCCCATAGCATTAGAAATTAATTGAAACATTACTTGATATCCTTTATTGTTCGGGTGCAATCCATCTGAAAGTAAGCTATCTATTGTTATTCCGTTGTTAGAACAATAGTCAATGAATAAATTATAAACGCTAATAAATGGAATTTTATTTTCACATGAAACATTTCTAAGGACATTGTGAATATCTTCCATGTGAATACGGAAATCTTTTTCGTTTGCGATTGATGCAGGTATGCAAGCCATAATGATTAAATCTTTTCCATAATTTTTAATTGTTTTAATAGTGTCATTAATATTCGTATAGAATGATTCTAAGTTGTCGTATTGTCTGTCGTTAGTACCAATCATTAAAACGATACAATCAAAGTTATAGTAGGTATCCATGAAATTATTGATAAAGTATTTTAAATCTTCGCTATCAATTCCACTCATTCCAAAGTTTCTAACAATTATCTTGAATTTTTCATTCATATAATTTTTAAATAATTGTGCCCAACCATTCCCGTTTAGTGCTTCATACCATCGTCTACCACCTGAAGTCCAAAGATATTCTCCAATTTTATAATCAGATGTAGCATTCGGGTTATTCGGGCCATTACCTCTCACATTATATGTTTTCCCATCAATAACGGCATCATACTGTTGAAAATCTGACGACCCCGCACCTTGCGTTATACTGTCACCAATTAAACAGATTCTATAGTTATAATTAGGGGCGTTCACTGTCATATATTTTCCAATAACATCAATTGGTGTGTTATTTTCTGATATATCCGAATCTTGTTTATACATTGGAGGGGAATCTTTCTTTGGCCACGAAAAACAAAAATATTTTGCGCCGTTTGGAATTTTGATATTCGTAAAATTTTCACTTAATGTATAATATTGGTATCCTTTTACTAAGAATCCTGAAGAAGTAGAGGGCCTATTCCAAAATGATATATAGAAAAAAGATTTGTCATCAACAAAGTTTCCTTTTTTTACTGTAATAAAATTCGTTTCATTATTGATTGGTATTAAATTCGATGTTACAAATGAAGTATTTTTATCTACAGTACCGCCATTCGTTATTTTATGATTAAATATTGCTTTTGCAGTTTTCAAACCTACTCGTTCATTCATATTAGATATATTCATAAATATTTGAACTGATGATTCTTTACTAAAGCAAAATCTAACATATGCTGTATTTATAGGAAAAGAAATTCTTTCCATATAATATGGTTGGCTTTTTATGTCATTAATAAATTTTACTACATTCAGTTCACTATCGAAATATATTACACTAGCATATTTTGCATTTGTAGGTTTTAGCCATAAACCATCGACAAAATATTCATTACATCCTGTAACATTTATAAAGTCGGTGGTATACCAATTATCAACAATTTCTATATCGCCTGTTGTAAGAATTGCAACATTATCAATCTTGCGATAATCTAATATATTATTAATGTTTTGTAGTCCAACTAAATTTTTCTTTAGTGAATTAATTTTATCTCCCGTAACTTTAGCATCAGCGGCGGCATTTTCTACCGACAAAGATATATCAATCGGCGGATTGGACGGATTCGTGATATTATGTTTCAACCATGTTGATACTTCGTTGCTTACAGTTGGTTTCAGCAGATTAAGCAGTTCTCCGTTTTCTTTCATTGCTTCGATTTTCTTGTTTACTTCGTTCTGTACGTTGAGATTTGAAAAATACTGATTGATAAAATCATGTAACGCCTTGTAACTTTTTACAAGTTCGTCCTGCGCGTCAAACATTTCTTTTACCGTTTTAAACAGAACAACAAATTTGTTTTCCAGACTCAATGTCCCATTGAAATCATACGGAATCCCCCGCACATTTGCTACAACTTCACAAGCCTGCGTAATCATCTGGCCAAAATCGGGTAAATCTGGAAAATCTGGAATCGTTGGTTTGTCTGCCATTGCTACACCTCCCTAATAAAATTGGTAAAACAATTCTTTACAATCATCACAGATACGCTTGTTAAGATTCAGGATGGTATCTCGGAATCTCTGTACTTCTAATGAGTAACTACCGTCAAAACCCTCATCTTCAATCGTATCATTATTATCTGCATGATACGTGTCATTGCTGTTGGTTTTTGTCGTATTCTCTCCATTGCTTACCGCGCTATTATGGATGGTATTTTGTCCCCTATCCATTGTAGACGCATAATTCGTTCCGGCAAAATTAATCTGCGGGTTGTCGGAATGGATATTTTGGGTATCGTTATTTGTATCGGCTGTCGTTGTGTTTTTCGCTGTGCTGTCTCCCGAGATCACACCTGTTCGAGTATCGTCTTTTGTACTCGTTACTTTTCGTGTACTCTTATGAGTGATAAGCGGGTCGTACTCAAAAGTAATACTCCTGTATAACTGCTCGTAATATGGCATGTTAACCGTAAGGATTTTTTTCAGATGATACTGAAATTCACCAATCGTTTCTAACCCGATCTGCTCGCGGAAATACTGTAAACAGAACGATTTTTCGAACGCAAGTTTTGTGTCTTCATACTCGGTTTCAGTTGCTCCGACATAAAACGGAAATTCAAAATTGAATACGAGTTCAACTGCCTTTTCAATCATTCCATCAATGTTCTGTTTTTCAAGTGGATGAATCACGTTGTCTGCAATAACTAACTGTTCGATCGTATTTGTTAGTGTTTTCGTTTCGTAGTTATAGTCAAGAAACATTATTCCACCTCACTTTCTGATGTGTCCTTTTCCTGGTTTTCTGGTGTGTCGGTTTCAGCATTTGTCGTGTCAAAAGCATCTGGTCTGTTAATCGGCGTTACCATCTTAGAATTAAAACGTACATGGATGTTCAGACCATACATATCATTAATAGCGTCAAGTCCCCTCTGAATGGTAGACAGATTCCCGTTTCTTGTCAACTCGATTTCTCCATCGTTGTAACTTGTTTCCGCGGAAACCAGCCGTTCCGGTTTTTCTACGCCGCTTGCTTCGATACCGAGATCAGCTAGACATTCTGCTACTTCTCTCTGCGCGGCGGTGTCAAGTTCGTTAAAAATTGGCTGTATTTTCAGATCAATCGTATCAATCTGAATCTGTTTTCGCAGATCGTTTTTTGCTTTGATGAAAGGAATATTTTTTACCCACTTATTAATAAAGTTGTCAATGGATAACTTCTGCGTAGAATCCCCGCTGATAACAACTGGCGTTCTCTGCTGAATGACGTTTACCCTTGTCGACGCTTTTTTCTCTGCCAGACTCTGCGAATGAAGAATAATACTGAGAATTTCCGGTACAGCAAAAGGTCTTGCGAAAATCAACGCGCTTTCTTCCTTGTCGGTCTGTTCATAATACTGTCCGTTCATGGCATAAGCAATCCAATCGGTAGGGATGCCGTAAATATCCGGTTCCCCTACCAGATTCACACCAAAAACGCCGAATAGTCCGGTGATTGGTTCTTTTTTGAACAGACACATTCCCTGCCGTAACAGATAGGAGTTGAGCATCCGCGGCGGAATCTCATCCGGTAAACCGTCATACTCATAACGTGATAATGCTAAATTTACAAACTTGTCAAAAAAGTGCCGGAAATATAGTTTTTCTTCCGGTGATGTATTCGGATTATTTTCCCACTGTCCCCATACTTCCTTGTTACTCACCCGATACGGGTTATTGTACATGATATCACCTCCTTAGTTATTGGAAAGACCATAGTTTCCCACATCGTCCGTATGCCAGAACGTAACGCCGCGGTTAAATATTGTCTGCAAAAAGTTGATATCATCGGTAACACACGAACCATGCAAGTTGCAATTAACCGTTTTGACAAAATTCCAATTTGAACGCCCCGTAATATTGGGTACTTTAATTTTGTGCGTTGCATATCCGTACATTGTGAAAAAATCGTCGATTGTTTTTGCCATCTGCGCGGTTACACTCATCACATGACAGTAAACTTGACTGCCGAACAATGCGGTGGCAACATAACTTCCAGATGAATTGCCTTTTGCTGTCGGTGGAATCAAATCATGACTTTCTTTTTGTGCGTTAATGTTTTCGTTCAGTAGATATGTTCCGGTTGCCGCGGTATAAATGCTTTCAACGCCAGCGGCTAAATTTCCGCTTAATGCTCCGACTAATCCTCCTGCTAAATTTCCAATCTGCGATATTGCATTCTGCTTTTTGGAGTAGTCCCATAACGGACTAGACTGCGCTAGAAAAGCCTGATAGCCGTCATTTGTCCATGCACACTGTGGGAAATTATTGATGATAAAACCGTATGGGGATTTTGACCCACCAGTACGTTTATATTCACGCGGAGCCACAAAGATTGCCGGAATATTAAACATAACGCCATACACCTGCATGGTTAATGCTCCATTTTTACCGTATTCGAAATTAAAAGTATGCTGTATTCCCGAACCATCGTTGACCAGACAATAACAATAGGGATACTGATATAGTTTATTGTTTTTCGGTATATAGCCGTCAAGTGCATTTGGCTGAACGGTTACTTGTGTATAAGCAGATGCATCTGTCCGGAAACACGCTTCTGGTGCTTGATATACATTAACAATCGCATTTCCGTTTCCGCTTTTGACGTAATTCTGGATAACTGTGATTAAGTCCGTATATTTTGTTTTCCGAGTAAATGTCAAACCAGATAAAATTCCCTGATTGACAATGGGTATAATATTTGTTCCGTTTTCGTCTGCACTCGCGCTCAAACAATACTGCATCGGGCCGAGATTCAAAAGTTTCTGTTCGTTCGGATTGTCCACGTATTCCCCCGTTTCCAGATTTTCTGGCACTAAATTAATTCCGGCATAATCAGCTTTTTTGTCAATATGTTCCCGTTCCACATAGCACGGCTGTAATACCACATCGTAAAAACTGTTCTGGAAACGATCGGGTTCGAAATAAATCTTAAAACTTCCGTCACTCAACCATTCTACGCGCGTCACAAAACCGAAATACCATTCTTCCGTATACGGCATATTCTGGAAAGCAATGTAATTACATTTCAGAAATTCGTTCTCATTCCCTTTTCCCTTATACGTCAGTTCTCCCCATCGTACGGGTGCAGACTGTTTATAGATATGAATTGCTTTTTCTCTTACATGAGCTAGACAGCCAACTTTTCCATTTTCATAATAACGCACATGTTCATAATCGTTTCCCCACTCAATACCACTAGCCAAAATAACCGTGGTCTGCGGGGAAACAGCCGCCACATCGGATTGCGGCGGCATTGGAATAAATGTTTCCATGTTTCCTCCCTCTTAGTTATCTGTCGTAAAGTAAATGGTTGCATTTTTGGCAGAATCGAATCGGCTTGTAATCACAACCCGCACGCTCGTTGTTTTATCTGCTTTCAGATTCTTTTCGTCTTTTGCGATTCGAAGAACCGTAGTTCCCGGGATTACAAACGTATCGGCAGAAGAGTTACCCTCTACTTTTACGTCAATCGCTTTATCAGCTACCCCATCAGAATCAACAGAAAAACTTCCGCCAAAGTCCACATCTGTTCCGGGCTTCACCAGTCCTACATCACGTGCGGTGATGGAAGAAACACTAACTTTCTCTGTCGTAAACACAATGATCGGATAAAACAGGGAGTACGAGAACATCTCTTTCACCGTGTACGTGCTGTTCCATCGTAAACCACGATTAACATTGTCCTGTACCATCATGCGGTACTGTTCACGGATTTTGAAGAACCGTTTGTCTACCAGAACAGCGACAATGCCCTCAGCATCGTTAAAGTTATCAATCAACACCTGCTGTGCTTTCGGAATCATCCGGTCGAGATTGTACGCGCTTGCATAACTATCAACGTTCATCGCGGCCTTGGTATCTGGGTCGACAAACAGAAGAATGGTATCTTCTTTTGCCGCCGATGTCGCGCCTGCAAAGTTGTACAGTGGGTTCGGAAACTGAATCTTGTCAATATAGGACTGAATCTGTTTTGCAAGCGCATTGGCGCTTGCCTGATCAGTAACCGGGTCGACGTGTACAGGATAAATCTGACCTGCACGTTTCGCAGACGCGATCAGCGCTTTCGCTGTCGTGAACTCATCCCAGTTGCAAGCAGAAACGACGCTCTCCACTTTTGCCTGTACCAGACTTCTGAGTCCGTAATCATCGAGAAAAGCGCCGCGCATATCCTCAAACCAGATCGTCACCGGATAGTCGTTGTTAAAATTGATGACATGATACAGCGCCATGATATAGCTGTCATAAATGGCGGTAGCATCTTCGATACTGATATTAGCATCGTGTGCATATCCCTGCGCAAAGTTTACGTAAACCTCCTGTTCACCGTTTCCATACGGCATGGCGTTACTGTTTAACACTCTAAGCGGGTTACGGAACGCTTCCGTGCTGATAGACTGGCTGGCGATCAGATTCACCAGTGCCGGAACGAGTTCGTTTCTTGCCATCGGATTGTACGGGTCAGTTAACGTTTTCGCAATATCTGCGATATTTTCGCGTGTTGCCACCGGGACGCGGTCACGGTAATCAACACTCATCGTCTGCCGAACGGCGTTCAGCATATTAATATTGGTCATATCTAATTTTTCTGCCATTGTTTTCACTCTCCTTTTCCGCTCATGATGAGCTGAGACATATCAAGATCATTGATACTTGTTGCGATGTCTTCTGCTTCCGGCACTTTTCCGCCAAACTCGGTTACTTTTGTGATACTTCCGCCGTGGGAAAGATCAGACCAGCGGCTTTTGATTTCAGCAACGGCGGCATCATACTTTCCTTTCAGTTCGTCCCGTTCTGCGGCCAGCGCGTCACGTTCTGACATCAGAGCTCCGATGTCGGTATCTTCGGTTTTGATTTTTTCGCTGATGGCGGCGATCGCGTCGCCATGCGTTTCGATGTTTCCAATGTCGGCAACAATTTCTGCCCAATACTCTTCTAGTGTCATTTTAAAACCTCCTTTTTAAATTGGGATATAACCAGACAGGCATTTTATGCCGTTTCGGTTTCATAGGATGCGGCGGCTCGGGTGGTTCTGGTTGTTCACCTTTTGCCAGATACCGATATACCATAATAGCGTTATTCAATCGTTCGGAATCGGATAGATAGCGATTGCCAACAATCCATCCGGTAATTGCAGAATCTTTTGCGTGTTCGGAAATATAATTGAAGCACTCGTGTGCTTTTTCCTGCCGAAAAGCTAGCGTTCCATCGTCACTGATACCCTCCCACCCTTTCATATAGGCGGCGGCCAGTGCGTCCAGATCGGTACTGTCACTGTGCAAAAATGCTTGCAGATTTTCGTAAGCACTTGCGGCTCCTACGGAATACCATACGTTTTCATAGATTAGATATTCTAACTGTGCGTTTCCATCGTCCCGGCTGTACCCGTTCGCGTCCAACCAGTTAAATAATTGCGTCCGCCGATTCGTGACGGCGTTATCCGTCCACTGACCCAGACCATAACCGGGCGAGCCGACAATCGTGCCTTGCCACAATCCAGGATTGATGGTTGACTCCTGCCAGAAGTTGCCACAGATGGCGGCAATTACATACTGGCTGATACCGCTTTGTACCTCAACTGGGTATCGGTACAGATACGTCCATGCGCTGTATGGACTCACAAACGTATTAATAGACACCTGTCTTTCCAGTGGGTAGCTGTCTGTGTGCGCTCCCATGGTATATCCGCCGCCGTCTGCCGGGTCATATACCATTTCGGTATGCCCGGAACGCCACAAAATATCGCCTTTTTTCCAAGGCTGGTTTGCGGTTCCTTTCTGGAATCCCGCGCCGATCAGATACCCATCCATGCTACGAGTTGTAAACCACGGGTTTCTTGCCAAAAAACCACCTACTGTACAACAATAACTCATGAGGGACGAACAATCATAGTACGTAATACCTCCGACCGTTTGCCCCTCGCGATAAGTTTGTGAGTAACCAACGTTCGGTGCATTACAAATTTCGATACAAGTGTGATAAGCAAGCGTCAGATCAGCCACGTGTCAGACCCTCTTTTGCTACATATCCGGTATAGACAATTCCATTAACGATAGCTTTCACAAGATACCATTCTCCGGTATAATACCCGTAGTTTCTAACACTGGTTCCGGTCGGCAACGTTAAAATGACCGTTTTATCCATTCCCGCGCCAACACGCAGATTGTAGCGGTCATTGGTATGATACGCTCCTGCAATTTTCCGGTCAAAACTACGCGCGGATTCTGTTTTGATTGAGCTTTCCATAACGTTCTGTGGTTTGTCGTTTTTTCCCGCATACCGATAATGGACGGTATTCTCATACGGGAGATCATAATAAGACCGAACGCAGATTTCTTTTCCGGTCTGATCTCCCGTCTGGCCATCAATCCCGCCGTTTTCGGACTGGCTGGCGTGAACGATGCGGTTCGCGTCAACCGACATCGTTACATGATGCCCGGCTGCAAGGTGGATATCACCGCGTTTCCACGGTTTGCCGCATTTTACGAAACCAGCGTTTACCAACTGTTCGCCGAGATTTCTTGTGGTACTGTACTGACTGACTGGAAACCCAGCTTTTGCAAGTGCCGTTCCTACAAATGATGAACAATCATAATCAGGCCCATTCCGGTGTACCTGTGAGTAACCGTGGCGATCATCGGCGGCGATCTGTTCCTCCCATGCAACTGCGTTTTCGATTTTACTCATTCTTTCCACCTCCTAAGTGCTGGCAAAGCGAATTAATCGCGGTTGTATTCGCTTCTACACTTTTCCGTAATTCTTCCATTTCTTCCTTGTGTGCTTCTTTTTCTTTCACCAGATACCAAAAAAGCGCGCCGCAACAAACGATTGGAAAACCGAGACTGCCAATTAACTGTGTTACCATCGTTACATCCATTCTTCCACCTCCGTATCATTCCATTTCAACCAGTCCTCAATCTCACTAACTTTATCACACATCATAAAGTTATGAATGAATCGGATTGGCGATTTACTGTTATAAGAGTTTCCATCCATGAAAAAATAATCCCATAAGTAACGGATATGAGATTCATAATTTTCATGTTGGACGAGAATCAACGTGTCTTTCTCATCCCCTCTATAACGTACCGTATAAGCAAGGTAGGCATTTTCGTTTTTCATCATTCCGACAATCATATTAAAAACGATATTCGCCATCTCTACTCCTTTCTTCCTGTCCATAAAACAAGGAAACCTTTTGACCTGCCAAGGACAGGGCGGTTTACTCAACCGTGGCAACCCCTTTTAAAAGGTTTCCCCGTATTTTTATGATACATCTTTTGTATCCGTATGTCAAGTACATTTGTCCGTCTCCCACGAACTATTTATAAAGATCAATCCCTAGTAACTCAACCGCCATATTCTTGCTGTCTAAATCGTCAAACCGCAAATATGCTTTGCGGTATGCGTCAACTAGATTTTCAAACAAATAATCATAGTGTTCCAACATAACCGTGTTTTGGGTATGATCACCGTCCCGAAAAACCGCGACAAAATTACAAGACGGGTTATAGTTGTGCGTGATATAGATATACCCCTCTTCGTAATACTCATATACCCCATAACTTTTTCCGCTGTGTTCGATCGTAAACAGATACCGCGACCGTCCGGTCGGCTTCTGCACAAACACAGCATCGTCAATCAACATCTGATCACCCA